CTGCGCCCAGTCCGTCCCAAATAATGGAAACACCCATAAAATCGTAGGTAATCAACAGAAGAGACTTCCAAAATTGTTATATCACTAAAATCAAATTCAAGTGGATTAATGGCTAAATCAATTCTAGCAGTTATTTCTCCAATATTCTCTTTATTTAAAACTGCAAATTTATCAACAAACTGCCCAAATCCAGCCTTTATTTTTTCTATCTCTTTTGGTTGCTTAGCATACCAATCCGATTTGACTTCTACTATTAAGAAATCTCCATTGTTCAACCAAATGCGAAAATCTGGCACATAATATCTAGCTCCATTATAATCATATTCTATCAGATCAAAATCGCGCTCGATATGAACAACCCTGCAATCATCCTCCAAAAGCTCTATTAGGGCCAATTCATAGCTAGAATCGAACTTAATAAAGCCGAATCTTGTGGATATCTCCCCTTTAAATGAATTGCATTTACCTTCTTTTCTCAGCCTAGATATCAGCTCTGAATGCGCCTTACGTTTTTCCAAATCAGCCCAAATGGCTTTCTGTTTGGCTGCTACTACAACTGCATAATCAGGATTATTTTTCCAAAATTTCTTGCCAGCCTCAGCCCCAATCTCGGCGCAAGCTCTGGCAATTTCACTCGGATGTTTCTTACCAAAAAACGGATTACCAGATCCTGTCAAAACCTCAGAGCTAGTTCTGATTTGAATTCCAGCATCGACTAATACATTCTTGACATACTGTAGCGTACAAACATTCTTTTCGGCCACCTTAGATAGTGACCCTAATCGTTCATAATCCTTGACCAGTGTATCTTTATTCAATTTCTCCGACCTTGGTTTGTGGCCCTCAAATTCCATAATAGGTGGGCGAAATTTGACTTTCTGTTTCTTTAATCCGGCGTGCATCGATTGTGAACTAACACCATACATCTCTGCAAGCTGCTTCAAAGTCAATCCCTTATTATAGCCCCTTGCCGCAGCTTCGTAGTCAACATTCTTCAATGAGAGTTTATATTTATCGCATAGCCTGTGAACTGCGCTAATAGACCCGCCCACAACCTCCACAATCTCTGCTAGAGTCTTGCCGTCATTACGCATCTGCTCAATTACTTGTAAGGTCTCAGGATTATCTAAGGCTGACTTGATTTTAAGCTTACCAGCTTCAGACGCATTTCTTTCAAGACCCAACCGGTGACATAGCTTCATCGCAGTACGCCTTGGAACACCAAGATATTCTGCTATTTCTTTTTGGGTTGCATTGTTGGAGTAAAGTTTAATAACTTTATCTTTCTGCTCTTCTGTGAACTGCTGCTCTACTCGGATTGGCTTTGGCATTTTTGACTCTATAATGACTACGCAAACTATTTACTTTTATCAAATACATCTCGCATCATGTCTATATGATATATAAAAAAGAACCCCGACTCTCGCCGGGGTTCTTATGAACCTAGAATTACTATGACACTTAGAGGTTACTCACAGTAACTGTGCCGTAGTAGAGGCCTCCGTCCTCGATAAGTTTTTTTCCGTAACGTGTCATGATGCCCTTGTTAGGCGTGAAGCTGTTGGGATCGAGGACTGTCGGCGTCGAGAGAAGCGGGATGTACGGGGCGTAGAAGTACCCGGAGTCCAGCACCGAGGCACCCTTGAAGCCCATCAGGATCTTGCAGTTCGGGAACAGCGGATCCTTGTACAGGCGGAGCTTGCCCTGGATCGTGCCCGCGCTCGTGATTCCGATGTCGATGCCATCCTGGGCCAGAGCATCGGAGCCCCGGAAGTCGTTCAGCTGCTCGAACTTCGAGGCGATGTCCGCCGAGGTCACCATCCAGTTGGCCGGGCCACGCAGCGTGGTCCGATGGATGATGTTCGCCACTTCCAGTACCTTGTACAGGAGGGCGATGTTGCGGTCCGTGAAGTTCACCGACGCACCCGCGCCCGTGGCGAAGTTGTGCGTGGCCCGAATCGCCGAGGCGATGATCAGGTCGTTGATGATTTCACGATCGATTTCCGCGACCATCTCGTCGGCCATCAGGTCGGTGAGAGTGGACTCGGCGTCGATATTGTGGACGGCCTTGAGGTCCTGGGCGGCCTCGAGACTCCAGGAGGTCTTGAGCTTCCTGGTGATCGCAGCGACCGAGTCGCTGTCGATGCTCATCGTGACCTCAGGCTGGAATGGGTTGTTTTCCAGGTCATACTCGTAGTCAGCCCTGGCGCTCGCCGTGGCGGGCAGGGTGCCGCTCGACAGGGTGATGCTCACGCTGCCGTCCGAGTGATCGAACCTGGTAGCACCGGAGGTGCTGGTGTCGACCTCGATGTCGGAGGTCTCGCCGACGAGGATGGTGTCCGGGAGACCATCAGCGTCGAAGCCCACCTGGAGGATAGGAGTCGGGAACTCGCAGTCCTCGGTAAGGGCATCTGCCGTGTAGACGTTGACCACCACCGTGCCTGCCAGGATGGGCTTGTGGACCAGAGTACCAGCGATGGCTGCACCACCGGCAGCGATCGTGAGGTCCTCGTCCTTGACCACCTGAGAGGTGTAGTAAGGATCGAGTGCCCAGCCGTTCTGACGAGCGAACTGCTGGGAGGTGTTCTGACGCATGATCTGCGTACCGGCCACCGTCTGGCCCTTGGTGATGGCGTAGCGGTACCTGATGTAGAAAATCAGGCTTGCTGGCTGGCTCATTGGCTGCACGCCAACAAGGTTGTCCGCGATGAGCCTGGGATAGCTCTTGCGGATCAGGGGCAGAGCAAAGCGGGTAAAGTCCGCAATGTCGCCCGTTGTGGTCGCGTCTTCAAGAATCAGGTTGCGATTCTTGGGATCCCAGCTCTGAAGCTGGTTCTCCATCAGCTGCGACATCATCCCGAATTTCTGCTGCGGGATTTCCTTGCACTTCTTGAGGACGGGGCTCCAGCGAGCCACCATCTTGTTCTTCTTGGACTCAGACAGGAGTCTCTTTTCCCTCTCTTCGGTGAGGACTCCAGCGCGTCCGGCGTTCTTGTCAACTAGATGCATCGCACCCTCCTAATTTCATGGAGCCGGTTCTAGATCTCCGGCATTTCATTGGCAATTTTAGAAATATCCGGAGATCCGCTCTGGCTGTAGGCCCCTGGGATCTCCGACTGAATCAAAGTCCTGCGCGTGGATCTGGGCTTGGCTGGCACCTTCCGGGCCTTGCCGAGGCGATTCTTGCTTTCCTTGAGAGCCTTGCCCTTTTTGTCCTTGCTCTCCTTGGCGACCTTCGCAGCAGCCTTCTTCTCCTTGCCAGTGACGACGGTCTCGCCGCAGTCCTTGCAAGTTTTCATTCCTTCGGCCACTGGAGCGCCGCACTCGCACTTGGCGGCTCCACCCTTCTCCTCCTTGAGGAGTCCGGCGGTCTTGAGCTTGGACTCGTAGAGCTGGTTGCGTCTGAGCACCTTGACAGCGATCTCGTTGGCCTTGTTGGCCTTGCCGACCGCACGGTCTCTCTCTTCCTTCAGCGTGCCGATAGCCTTTTCGAGACGTTCAGCCTTCTTCTGTAGGGCACGAAGTTCCCGACTAGACACCTCCCCACCAAGTTCGATACCTTCTAGGATCGACTTAGCCTTCTTTAGGATGGAGGTTGCTTCGGATTCCTCTGCTACCCTTTGGCGCTTCATGGCTCTCTCGATAGCCTCGGACTTGCTCTCCAGGAAGGTGCTCACCTTCCGCGCAAGATTGACTTTCTCTTTCTGGACCTCCTCGACGCAGATCTCCTTGACTTTGGCGATCTTTGTCTGCAGCTCTTTCTCGTTCTCTTCCTTCAGAGCTGTGGAATAGCGCTCCAGTTCCTCGCATACAAGATTGGCGAGTTCTTCAGATGCGCCAATTTTCCCTAGAAGCTCTCTGATCTTTTCCATTTTCAGATTCTCCTATTCCTCTGTAATTAATTTTGCCTGAAAGGCTTATTCTACCGAAAATTTATTGTATTAAATTAAAAAGTTACCATCGTCGTCGGTATCGATGAGACCTGCGTTGAACAATGCTGCCGCTTTCATGTCGTCTATGTCTACATTGTTCTTTAGGTCATCCAACGTTTTGGCCAGATAGACGATATCTCCATTGGGCAAATTGATCGTCGAGAAATTGTTCCTAAGACTAATGCCAGGCTGAGACGGCAAGACATCAGTATAGGTGTAATCGCCATAGACATGCATGACGATAACATTGCCGAGGAAATGCTTCTCCGATTCTGGTGCCAGATCGGGATCCTCGTCAATAGATTCTGCTATCTGCCCAATCTCGCTTCGATCAGGCTTAGGCATGAGTTTGGCAATTTGTCTTAAATCGTGCATCACTATTTAGCCCCACCGCCTAGGTTATAAATCGCCAGAGCCTTCTGCTTCTTTTCCTTGGAAGCAGATGGACTGTCGATGATCTTCTTCAGCTCGCCGCGAGTGATCTTCTCACCCTTTTTCTTGCCCATCATCTTGCGGAGAGAACCCTTGGTTCCACCCTCGGAAGGGGGCTTGTCGGCGTCCTTAAGGGCCTTCTGGCCCCACTTTTTATCTTCTTCGGCCAGCTCTTCTTCCTCTTCATCCTCCTCTGCGGCATCTTCGAGAGCTTCGGCAGTTTCTTCAGCTTCCTCAGCCTCTTCCATCTCGCCCTCCATCTCCTCCTCGGAGCTGATGGCTTGATGGATCATGGCGAGGGCTTCCTCATCGGCCCTATCCATAAGTGCTTCAAGGAATTTCGCAAGCTCATCCTTCGTAATGGGCATTTCCTCTTCCACTTCCTCTTCCACCTCTTCCTCTTCCGCAGCATCTACGTCGGCTTCATCGTCGCCGAAGGGGAGGTCGCCCATGTTGACTTCTTCCTCGTCACCCTCAAATTCAGGGGGACCCTCTTCGCCGCCGACCATAGGCTGCTCGTTGAGGAGTTTTCCCTCGACAATCTGCAACAGGCCCATGCTCTTAGCTAGAGCAAGGTTGTCGTCGCCCACTTTGGCTTTCCATTCATCCTCTGTGAGGATGCGGCCACCAGAGGCTACGTGCATCATACGATGCGTGCGCCGCGTGAGCCTACCCTTTGCAGATTCCTTGATTAGCTTCAGACCCTTCATATTCTTATTCTCCATTTGAGCTTTCTTGCCCTTTGGTCCTTCTTCGCGGTTATTAGGGCAGTCTTTGGTATCACAGGCCTTGTCATCACCACAAGGCTCGCCACAGATCTTACATTTATGGCCGCCGCCCTCTTTGCCCTCTTCGGTCATCGGGCGATCGTCGGTGATGGCTTCGCCGCCAGCGGCGACACCACCAGACCCAGTAGCGTCTTCGTTGCACTGACCACAATGCTCAATCACCAGACTCGGGTCCTCTGAGATCATGTCAGCAATTTTAGTGATGTCCATATCTTCCTTCTTGGCCTTCTTTTTCTTAGCCTTTTTCTTCTTCACGTGTTCTGGAAGACCTTTATGCTTGGTTTTTGCAAACTTTTTGGCTGATTTCTTAGACATGCCCTTAGCAGCTTTCGCAACTTCCTTAGAGGCTGGCTTTTCGCCTTTCTTGGCGGCGTAAACCATCCCCATAAATCTCTGTTGCGCTTTGCTTTTAGCGGGCATAGAATTCGCCTAAAAGATGCGCTTTGAAAACCTCAATAAGCTGGTGTTCAGCCTCCTCGCGGATGCTCTTCGGAGTATTATTCTTGACCTTTTTCAGTAGCCTATCTCGATTTTCCCGGATAGACAAATAAGAGTTCTGGACAGAGGGCTCAGCCACAATATCGAATGTAACAAAGGTAAATCCCGGGAGAACTTCATAGAATTCCTTCCCTTCGTGGAAGGTTGTTTCCATGTCTCCAACGCCACGGGATGAGATGCCGAGTTGGACCTTGCTCTCAATGAGCGCTTTTGCAATCGCACCCATCGGGGTCTTCTCCAGGATCTCCATTTCGCCATAGACGACCTCATTCTCCATCCAAAGTCTGGTAAGCAGGTGTGAAACCCGGTCGAGGTGGATTTTGGCATCGGGCGGGTGGTCGAACTCACCCATCACCCTACGAGATTTCAGATCTTCCTGAATCTCTTGGACTGCATTTTCTAGGATGGAATGAGGATAAATGCGGCCATTGGCATTTGGGCGATCAGCATATTGGAACTGACCACCCAGGCGCATGATCACGCCCGTTTTGCCCTTGCCCTCGGTGATCGGTTTGATCAGCGGCTTAAGGGGCATTGTGTCCTGGAAGAGGGAATGGCAGCCGATGTTGCCCGTTTTGGAGGCAATTGATCGGCTGACGCATCCGCCCTCACATTGTTTGCAATCGCCCATTAGTCCTCCGTGATTTCTTCTTCCTCTTCTTCGGTTTCCTCTTCTTCGCCGCCTTCTTCATCTTCCTCTTCTTCGGCTCCGAATTGGAACGATTCCGGAGGACCTTCGCCTTCTTCGGGTCCTTCTCCTGGGCCTTCGTCTGGCACATCTGGCGTACCCGGCATCGGAAGCTCCGGAAGGCCTTCCGAGCCTTCTTCGCCAGCGTCGATATCGCCAACCATCGTGTCGATAGCACCGGCTGGTGTCATGTCCATGCCCTGGTCTGCCATCGCGCCGACGATCGAATCGATCACCTTGTCGATGCTCTCGTCATCTGCGAAAACCGCCAGTGCGGCTTCCTGCAGGTTAGTCTGCAGTTTCTTGTGGGCCTCTCCGATGCATCTAGCAATCTTCAGCCTTTGATCCTTAGCCTCAGGAGCATCAGGTGTAGTGGATTCGTAGATGGCGCTTCTAAGGATTTCAACATTCTCGGTGTTGAAGAAGGATTCTTGCGCCTTCATAGGCTTTCCACACTTGCGGCAGTTGGACGAAGTAGCAGACTTTCTGGGATAGGCGCACGTGCACAGCCCAGCTTCGTCGGCTTCTTCAGCTCCAGCCTTCATCGCGGCATCCAGCTCTCTGTCAGCATCCGCCAGTTCTTCTTTTCGAGAGAGGCCAGCAATACCCTTGCCAGCTTCTTTCTTTGCCTTCTTCCTAGCAGCCATTTTCTTGATCTCGGCTCTCTTTTTGGCTGCCTCAAAAGGATCCCACTCTTCGGCTTCCGCAAGGGTCTCAAGAAAGACACTAAGTTCTTCATCCGTCCACTCATTGATGGAAGATTTCTTGAAGCCCAGCGGCCTCATGCCCTTGGCTGCGCCCTTATACTGAGCCTCCGGCATTGCGAATCCTTCTTCGCCGTATGCCAAGACCAGGCTCCTATCCTCAGGATTGATGAACTCAGCATGCGCTTCGACGAATTCGTAGGGGTTAGTCTTTAGGTCCATCTCAAGGTCCATGACATCGGCACCGGTCGCGTCAGAAATACCGAGCAGCACGTCGCTGATGATTGGGTCATCAATCTCATCAGAAGTCACTGAAGCAGACCCCATGGGGGCCAACCTACCTTGGCCACATCCTGGGCAGGGGTCGCTATCCTCGCCGTAGAAGTAATCATCGCAGAAATCACACTGCAGCCTCTGCGAACCTCCGCGAGGGAAATCATAGGCTTCAAGGATCTTGATGGATTTCTGTAATTCTGGTTTGGTCTTGGCTTCTTCCTTCAGCTTGAGGATTGCCCCAGCGATCGCCTTCGGCGTGAGATCCTTGCCTTCCATGAATGGTCTCAAGATGGTGGCAATGTCTTCACTGGTTGGAATGCCGATAGGGCCTTTGCCCTTACCCTTTGCCATTCCTTTTCCTTCGCCGTCAGAACGCTTCTTCTCGCCTGGAGTTTCGCATTCTTCGTCGTCGCCATCGTCTTTCTTTTTGTTCCACTGCTTCTTGAAGGCTTCAGGAACCTCGCCCTCCGCCACAGTCTTCTTGCCTTTCTTGCCGCCGACGCCGCCCTTTACCTTGGGAGAAACACCGCTCAGCTTGTCGCCTTGATCGCCGGACTTCAGCTCGCCAGCGAGTTTTTCATCCAGCTTATCAACCCAGCCGCCGCCCTTATACTGCTTGCCAGTACCGGGCTTTACTTTCTCTGGGTTGCCAGCGCTCTCGGCTGCCACCCCTCTGCCATCGGGGCGTCCCATTTCGGCACCGCCTGTGGGAGGCTTGCCGTCGTCGGGATCGTGTTCGTTTTCATGCGGCAGGCCAGCATCACCAACGCCAGGTTTCTGAACTCCCTTACCACCCTGGTGATCCATTTTCTCGCCGGTACCGCTTCCAGAGAAGTCGGCCTGACCAACTCCCTTAGCAGGGACTCCCTTGCCCTGAGGCTTACTCATCTTTGGGTCTCCAGCCGCAGGCTTGCCCTTCGAAGGAGAAGATGCCTGTTTGCCACCAGTAGGAACACCCTTGCCGCTAGGCTTGCCCATGGTAGCCCCATATTCCTCATCGATCTGCACGTCATCTCCCAGATCGAGGCCAGCATAGGGGTCATCGACGATGTCAGATTCGCTGACGACATCATCACCAGTCTCAACCATTACGTCGCGGAGCTTCTCGAACTCTTCACGCAACATAGCGTGGTCAATTTGCTCGCAACGCTTGATATATCTGGCAAACTGCCTATTGCAGTCATCAAAGCCATCCTCGGCCAAATAAATGTGCCCATCAGTCTTCCAGTGATCCAGCTCATTCTGGAGCTGCCGGGCCGTCATCTCTTCGATCGTCGCGGCTTTCCTCTGTTTGGACTCTGGGAGAGGAGGTGCTTCCTCTTCTTCCTCCTCTGGGGCTCCGCCTTCTTCCTCTTCTTCTGCTCCAGGGCCACCGCCCTCGCCGAGACCTTCGCCGATCCCAGGTTCACCGCCAAGGCCAAGGGGACCACCTCCGCCGCCTCCGCCGCCGCCAGGACCAGCTGGTAAGCTAACTGCAGGTCCTTCCGGACCTTCCGTCTCTCCTGGCTGCATGACTTCCTCAGACCCAGGAATCTCGCTGTAATTCTCCAGCGTGACGATCCTATCCACGAGGGTATCAGGGATGCTGCATAGCAGCTGTTCAGCTTCAAGAATAATGTCAGTGCTTGGTTCTGGCTCTTCCAATTCGGCCACCATATTCTCAACCTGGGTGGCCAAATCTTCCTTGCCTTCCATCTTTGCGATTATGCTGTTGATGACCTTCAGAGATGTCAGATATGCCTTGGCGCGAGCCGCTTGCACATCCATTCCTTCGTTGAGGACGTTGCTAAGGAACTTGTCATAGTCAGTCGCAAAGTCTTCGGCGGATTCCAGGAGTTTGGCACTGTGTAGGAGTTCGGCGTTCTCAGCCTTGAGAGCAGTCTTCTCCCATGCCTCGCAGATATCGTCCTTATTGACCTTGAGATTGGTCCGATGGATGAGAGTGGAGACGTCCTCAGCGAGTATGGAATTGAACTGACCTACGGCAGCCAGAGCATTCTCAACTAGCGAGCGAACCTCGTCAGACGTCAGAAGGCTGAATTCCTGATTCTCTTTCAGGAACGATGCTGTCAGCCTGACAGCATCCCCAACCTGACCACCAGTGACATTCCCAGCCACATTCTGGATCAGCTTCTTGAACGAATCAGAATGCCACGCGCCTTCCGCCACTGTCTTCATGTGGTGTGCGACCAACCGGCGGCGTGTCATTTCGTTGACAGGAATGGAGAATGTCTCGCCAGTCTCTGGGAATTCCCCACGGATCGCCCGGCCATCGTCGTCGAGTTCCACGAACTCAGAGACAGCCTCGCAGAAGGCATCGGTGATCGCAGGGATATTGAAATGTTGAGACTGATCCTCAACGACGATGCGATGCGCGGAACCATCCTTGGTAGTGACCCACCCGTTGTTGGGTATTACCATCGGGCGGAACCTCTGGACTTCGATAGTTCTGAAGGCCTTATCCGCGCTCTTGAAATCGTCCCTTGAGAGACTTTCTACCAGATCGAGACAATGCTTGTCGAATGATTCGGATTTCTGCTCATCAACAATTTTGATGGGCCTTATATTCGAGATCTCGATCTTACCACGAGCCTTTTTGCCAAGGTCAGCATGGTAATATTGGCTCTCATCCGTGTCTTCGAAGATAAGAGAATTGGCGTCTAACGCAGTCAGACGGTAATTCCTTCCAGTCTTCTGGCCGATCTTTTTAACCGAGTCTTCGAAGAAGACAACCTTTGACTGTGCCGACGTGTTAATCGCACGCAGAAACTTCCTTGCATCCATAGTCAAGAATGCAGGAGATGTGTTCTGATCAGTGCCTGCCATATTAAAATCTCCTATTCTAATGGACTTAATTCTAATCTATGTTTGCTGGAATTGATTCGTCTGCATCCGGCTGTGTAGAAATTAATAATGCTTCAACAGCCTTCTTTGCAGGCTCGCTTTCGCCAACCGATATTACTGCCTCTACGATAAGATTATCATCATGTGATCCATTAGATAACCCATCTAACTCATTGCTATTCAGCAGATAATTGAATCCAGAATTATACCGTTCAGGCCTAATCAGTACCTTACCATTCGAACTAGCATCGGCTAGGACCCTTTCTAGGTCGTACCGATATCCCTCCATGGGCAAGCCACCTTCTTTTTCCTCGCCACCACCCAATGCTCCTTCCAATTCTGCAGCTGCAATCATGGCCTTTTCCTTCTCCTGTTGCATCTGCCTGATTTCGTCATCTGTCATGTCGGTGAATCGTTTCAGAATCCATTCATCAGGGAACAATTCTGTGCTCTTAAGAGCATCAATCACATCTGCTCTTGATGACCAAGTCTCTATTCTGTATAATTCGTCGATTGCGGAGCTTGCTGTCATATTAAGGGAAAAAGACTTTATTTCTTTTTCAGAAAAACCATTTAAAGCCAAGTGGATGATTGCAACCTTCTTTAGACCCATCACAACTTCACGCTGCACCCATTGCACAGCCTTGGCGAATTCTGGAGCTACCTGCGATAATGACTTGGTGTCGCTCTCGCCGGATTCTCCAATGCCAACGCGACTATATGGAATCTTCAGCCCGGCGATCATTTTCTTCTTGAAGTATTCTATGTCTGCGATCTGATCGAGATTCTCAGCGCCTGGAAGAGTATCCACCTTAGGACCAGTGCCATCTGGGCGCTGTGGCAGCCAAAAATCATCCTCTTGGATTAATGGATGCCATCTTTCGTAAACATCGCCAGTTGCGGGATCAAAGAATCTCTTTTTCTTAAATCGGCTGGCAATCCTCTCGATGTAGTTTGGAACCTCATGCGTGGGGATCTGGCCAACCGGGATAGTGAAGATACGCTTTTCCGGAGCACGGGTCAGACGATAGATGATCGCAGCATCTTCCATGAGTCGCAACTGTTTGAAATGCTTACGAGAGCCATTGAGGATAGAATTGTGTACAACAACCCCATCGGCTATAAAATTGGAAGCTTGATGCGCAACCTGTATGTCTGCCGTTGGATGCTTGCCCACAGTCTCGATGGAAGTTATGGGCTCAAATAGAATATCCGCGCCAAACTTTGCGCACTCTTTCTTTCGACATGCACCAGACGTTCCACGAAATCGGCTGCTACCACCAGCTCTAGCAAAGGCATCAGATTTGTAGAAATACAAGTAATAAGAATCATCACGCTGATATTTTTCGCCATGAAATTCAACTATGCTGCTCTCACGATTTCGTTTTATTATGTTCCCGCATTTCCACCCAATGTCATGAATGAGCATCTTAATGCTCTTTAGCAAATCGTGATTTGATATTTCTATTTGGTATCTGTCGCAACCCCATTTATCGGTGAAGACAGAACCATCTGCGTCCACAAAACCATCCACTAGGGCAATTTTTACATTTCTTGGGCTGCGATAGACCCATTCTGGCAAACGTTTGTTCTTGCAGCCTTGTACAAATCCGGCCTGATCCAAAAATTCCGCCAGATCTTTGGAGTATGTTCTGCATGCGGTCTCTACCAACGTGCTATGAGAGTTCGACTGGCGATATCTCACAACTTTGTTTGGGCTATAGTGCCGCAGCAATTCTTCATATTTCTTATTGATGTCCTCGTGTTCACCGAGGGCAAATTGCACGCCTTTTAAGTTTCCATTAGCCTGCTGCAGCCATCCGTCTCCAAGCAAAAAGCCAAACAGAGCCGCAAATTGTTCGTCAGCTTCAACGACATTGCCGTTTATATCTCCTAGTAGCACATTGTCGCCATTATTGTGCAGATTTGTTCTCGGTATGACTAATTCGTCACCAATTGCCAACTCATCTGCTCTCTTGTATGCTAAGTCAGCAAACCACTTATGGCCAAATTTAAATGGCTTTTTCTCCCATCGTCTTACCAGCACAGGATGGTTGCCGCTACACTCATTCTGATAATGCCTCGTACGGATTCTATAAATCTCTTTGTCACCACTGTGGCACGCAGCAACTACCTTGGTGTTGACAATCTTACCACCATCGAACACACAAACATCATCCCCCGTCGAGAAATCTTCTATATTCTTGTATCCATTTGGTGTTAAGACACGAGTTCCGAATTTTTCACATCGGCCATACGGGTGAAAGATGTTTTCATATGATGTAAGTCTCATATGAACCACTTGCCATGGGTGGAAGAATTCTGGTCGTGCCGCCAGCTCGTCTTGATAGAAGAAACCGACCAGATCGCCAAATTTGGTTTCGACTCTAGTGAAATTGTAGACGTTCATAAACCGCAGGCTTGCAACACCGTCGCGATTCTTCGTAGTGACTACTTCGGCTGGGAAATCGCCGTATTTGCACAGATAACGGATTAGCGGGCGCACAGTATTGTCGAGGAGCAATGTGTCATAAAATAGCTCTTCTAGTTCCTCCTTGACTCTCTTCGATTCAGCCTTTACCAAAATAGCATGCTTAATTTCTGGATCGATCAGGGATGCTTCATCAGCGTACAGATCTAGGGCTAGCGAAATCTCTCCGACTTCATCCATCTGGTCGTAATCTTTATATCTTTCAAGCCTATTGATATGTAGGTTTGTCTGTTCGAGCAGCGCATGCTGTGATGAGATATTAAGAAAATCACCGGATGCCAATAGCCTATCGATAGAGGACTGGTCAGTAAACAAGTTATCTGACCGAAAGACATTTATCCTCTTCGTGAAGGCCGACAATCTATCAAATAATTGCCAGCTCATTTAGTCCTCCGAGATTTTTGTGGCCAATCCAGCTGATTTCTCTTGAATTTTATCGTCTTGACATTATTTTTGGCCTTATTGCTTACCGCGATACCACCCATCTGCATCTGAAATTTCTTAACTTCGGCTTCAACGCTAACCTTCCCAGTGGGTTGCTCGCTGCTAACTCCAATCGGAGCAATTAGATCTCTGGCACCACCACCCTCAATCATCTTATCAAACTTATCTAGTGATCCAGAGTGGTCTCTTAAAGGTACCTCAATATTATGGTACGGCAGCAATGTTTGGTTCGATGTCTTAATGACATCCGCAATACCAACTAGAGCAAGAGCCGCAGAAATAATCAAGTCATCCGTGTTCCCCGGGCCTGGCTCTGCGCCCGTCTTGGTTTCTGTTAACTGGACATAAATCATAGCCTCTTTGTGAAAACGACCAGAATATATCGTATAGCCGCCCTCGCCAAGACCATCCACCAGAGATTTATTTAGCAGTAGTTTGCTCTGCCCAGTTGTTGCAAACCCAAGGTGCCCCATCTTGTACTTAAGATCGGCGCGTTTGCGCCTACTACGGTACATGTTCGGGTACGATAGATCTTCGTGCAATTCTTGGCAAGTAGCCTTGCCAATACCAGTATTCTCGACGACGGCAGATGCATTGTTATACCATCTACCAATATAATCGATCATCTTAGCGAAAATCTTGGGCCTAACCTTAATCTTTAATTCCGCGACTTGTTCGCCTTCGTTGAGATCGAAGACCTCTATAGCGCTAAAATCGTGGCCTTCTCCCGTAGCCGTATCGCAGCCCATTATATATAGATGGCCAGGCTCAGTCATCACCTCTTCGCCATTTTTGGCAATGTCCATCTTTGGGAGGATAGGTTTTTTCCACACCCATAACTCATTTCGGAAATCTAAGTCTTCTCTTTCTCCAGTTACTGGATTGACATATTTGACTTCACCAACGGTCTGATATTCGTTACCGAATTGTTCAACAGAGTTCCCAATAATCGT